TTGCCCACATGATTGCAGAATTTGATTAACAGCAGGTAGTTCCTGCGTTGCATTAGTGGTAGGAAAAGCCATTGAGTATCATTCTCAGTAAAGAATTAAAAAAAAGGAGCCCCCGAAGAGGCTCCCGTAAAACGCATAAAAATCAGAATGCAGAAGGTGCAGTGCTGGTAACGTGCAGTTCAACAGCAGCAGCAGGGTTCAGGTAGTCACAGCCACAAGCCAGACGACCCAGCATCACATCACCCTGGTAGATGACGGACACATCACCGCTGGTGACTTGGACCTGAGGACCAATAGCTTCCACCATACCGGCTGCTTCCTTCTGGAAGATCAGACCGCAGGAGGTAGCGCCCACTTCAGCAGCAGTACCGTAATCGTTGTTGATACCAGTCTGAGCGGTATCAGCATCTTCCAGAGCTTCACCCACGAAGGAACCAGTGTTACCAGGAGAGGTGACACCAGTGGTGCCGCCGTACTTGGTACCGTAGTTACCCAGGAAGGGGATGTTCATGGACTTGTAGATCTTGATACCAGCGATCTCCACGATACCCTGACCACCTTGCAGTGCGGTACCTTGGACATCACGGTTCACAAGACCGTTCGTACCAACAGCTTGAATCAGTTCGTAGTACTGACGGGGGTTCAGAACAGCCACGCGACCGTCCATCGACACACCCTTCTCATCCAGAGCAGCGGCTGCATCATAGAAAGCAGCAACCAGCTTAGCGGAATCATAAGCGTCAGCTTCAGTACCTGCGCCGGTACCGACTTGAATCTGAGTACCACCGGGCTCAACATAGCCAGCAGCGGACACAGGGGAAGCAGAACGAGCACCACGTGCAATAGCACGGAAGGCGAGACGGTCATACTTCTCAGCCAGAGCATAGCCGATCTTACGGCTGATCTCCGAACGCAGATCGTAGTGAGCCAGAACTTCGTCAAGCTCATACACGAATGCCGAGCTAATCAGCAGGTCATCAATGGTGATGGTCTTCTCGGCCACCGGGGGTGCACCGTTGCTATCACCAAGAATGCTGTTGCCAGGAGTATGGAACTCGGACTTAGTGCGACCCGTGTAGATGAACTGCAGAGATTTGCCGTTCTTCAGGGTACGCTTCATGATCAGGTCCCGAGCAATAGTGTTGTGCTGGAAACCTTTGAACATCTCACCGCTAAAAAGCTTGAGATACAGAGCACGGGTATCACCCGCCAGGTTAGCCTGACCCAGCTGAGTAAGCTGAGAGGGGTTAACCGAAGATTGGAAAGCCATTTTTTTAAGGAGTTAATTAATAATACTTACTCCCAAACGTTTGGAAAAATTTTTTCGATATTTTTTTGTGGTCTATCCCACCGTCTAGACGGCGAAGGGTGTCCTCGTAAGGGCCAACGCCAATAGGTAAGGGAGGGTTTGCACCTCCCAATGCCGCTTTAACGGACTACCTTTTTAGTGTAAGAAACGCCGCGATACTTGTAAGTGACTTGAACAGTCATGATAATCTCCAAGTGTTTGATCCCCGTTCCATGATCAAACTTCATGCGTCCCTTTGTGAGGGATGAACGGACGGGAGATTAGCCTACAGCAGGGGCGCGAAGGGCGATAGGAGTTGCCTCAACAGAAGCAAGGTCCAAAGGGAAGTTGTGTGCATTTCGTTCGTGCATGACTTCGAAGCCAAGGTTTGCTTGGTTAAGAATGTCTGCCCAAGTACGAACAACACGTCCCTGACTATCAAGAAGGGACTGGTTAAAATTAAAGCCGTTAAGATTAAAAGCCATCGTGCTGACACCAAGAGCAGCGAACCAAATACCAACAACAGGCCAAGCAGCCAGAAAAAAGTGCAGACTGCGAGAGTTGTTAAAGCTTGCATATTGGAAGATCAGACGACCGAAGTATCCATGAGCGGCTACAATGTTGTACGTTTCTTCTTCTTGTCCAAACTTATAGCCATAGTTTTGAGACATGTCCTCAGTCGTTTCACGAACAAGACTAGACGTGACAAGGCTACCGTGCATAGCACTAAACAAGCTACCCCCAAATACACCAGCAACTCCCAACATATGGAATGGATGCATGAGAATATTGTGTTCAGCTTGGAAGACCAGCATGTAATTAAACGTACCGGAGATACCGAGTGGCATTGCATCAGAGAAAGAACCTTGACCGAAGGGGTAGACAAGAAACACTGCAGTGGCTGCAGCGACTGGAGCGGAGTAGGCAACGAAGATCCAGGGACGCATCCCTAGTCGATAGCTAAGTTCCCACTCTCGTCCCATGTAAGCATAGACGCCAATGAGGAAGTGGAATACGGTGAGTTGGAATGGACCCCCGTTGTACAGCCATTCATCAAGTGAAGCAGCTTCCCAAATTGGGTAAAAGTGTAGTCCGATGGCATTGCTGCTCGGAACGACGGCTCCCGAAATAATGTTGTTTCCATACAACAAGGAGCCTGCGACAGGTTCGCGGATTCCATCAATGTCAACAGGTGGAGCGGCGACGAACGCCAGAATAAAACAAATTGTGGCGGCTAGCAAACACGGAATCATAAGGACACCGAACCAGCCTACATAAAGACGGTTGTTAGTAGAAGTAACCCAGTCACAAAACTGGTCCCAGGCATTCTTCTGCTGTAAAGCAATTGTTGCAGTCATTTAAGTTTGTCCAGGAAGGAGTATGAATAACTCTCCCTATTACCTTTGATCCCCCAGCCCAACCAGTAGTAGGCTGAGTTCATGTAATAGGGGAGTTGTTGGTAAGGAGTTTGGAATTCACTCAGCTCCTGACGGAACTGTAGTTCATTAATCATGTAACGGGTTTGACCTTCCAAACTACTAGGATCGCACCCGTATTTTTTACAGAAACTACCTAAGCCCATGTAGCGTTTGTAGGTAGTCCATTGGATTAAACCATAACCTCCACGAAGGCAGGCATCGTAAGGAACGATAGCACCACCCTCGCAGACGTTGGGTCTGAAGTTTGACTCCTGTTGAATGTTACCCAAAATGACCGCCAGGGCAACAGGGTCTGTGATATCCGCTTTAACTTGCAGTTGTTCTAGGACGTATTGTTGCGCCGGGGTGCAGGTGGGACATTCAATCATAATCAGAATTTGTACTTAAGACCAGCTTTGGTGCCGTAACCATTCTCAGCAGCAGTGATGAAGGAAACTTCACCATACACCGACACGGAATCGCTCACAGCCACGGAGCCACCTGCTTTACCAGACAGTTCCACTTCGCTGTCACCGCCTTCAGGGGCAACAACGGAAGGACCACCCTGGACATACCAGGAGACTTTACCCGAACCACCTTCGACACCCACGTGGTTGTCAAGAGTAGTACCACTGTAGGAACCACCAGCGAAACCGCTGTTGGCTTCAATGTTCAGGTAAGGACCTGCCATAGCAGGAGCAGCAGCAATCAGGGTTGCGGGGAGGATAGCAAGGAATTTCATGTGATTAGTAGTTGTTTTTCTTAGCGGTTTTAGCGGAGCGTTTGAATTGTGCAGCCGTGGGCGCTCCAGGTGACCCAGGCTTTCTCATTTTTTCACCACTGCCTTGCTTAATTCGCATACGCTTGGCGTGGATGTTTGCGTAAAGACCTTTCTTAGCCATTACTTCTTTTTGCCTCCGCCTTTACCGGAGTACTTTTTACCACAAGCCATTACCAGATACCAGGAATAATTTGACCAGTCAGCGCATAAGCGCCAAGAGCAGCCATGACGCCAAGCATAGCAAGGCGACCGTTGAGCTGCTCAGCACGTTCGTTGTGTGGAACACCGTAGGGATGATCAGACATAATAAGGGGTGGCTCTTTAGCCCAGATGTTTGTGTCGTTCATTAGAATGCAATGTTGGATCGTTCAAGCTTACGGGTAACGTCTTGCCTGTAGGCAGGATCGCTGTCGTAACGAGGATCACTCATTGCTTGTACAAGTTCAGCTTGGCTACGGAAACCACCAGAGGTAGCTGGTGACTTACCTTGAACAAGGTTACCTTCAACACCATTGGCATCTTGGTAACGATAGGCAAGAGCTTGAACTGCGAAGTAAGCGGAAGCAGGATCACCACGTTCCATGACAGAATCATACAACTCAATCTCTTGAGCAGTCAAGTTCTCACCTGCCCACCCAATCATCTCCTTGTACTTCTCATCACCACCAACAGCATTACGCAGGTTAGTGGCATCAGCTTCTGTCATCTGGGGTGCAGTACTTTGTTCCGCTTTACTGCGGTAGTCCAAGTACATCTTAGCCAGTTCATTGGGATCTGCTTTTGCAAGCTGCTGCAGAGTTTCTTCATTGTAGTTGTCTGCTTGTGCTTGTTCCCAAAGCTGATCCAACAGGGATCCGTCAGAAGATTCTTCTTCAGGAGTTTCTTCAGGTTCTTCTTTAGAAGATTGATCACCCAGTTTCTTTTGAAGTTCTAGGTAAGCAGCTTCCAGTTCTTCAGCGTTTTTATATTTACCAGCAAGACGCTGTTCCTGCTGGGCTTCCATTTCCTC